TTACGAATCGTTTCGTGCTGCTCTTTGAATCCTTTTGTTATCTTTCCTGATTCATCAACTTCGATGGCATCAAGATCGAACAAGCTCATGACCATCTCAACATCATGTGGCTTTCCTTCGGCATCATCCAGCAGACTAAGCTTTACGGCATTTCGCTTTCGCTCTGCAGCAAGCTCTTGTTTGTACTTTTCATCTGCAACCTTGTTGGCTTCCTCAAGCTCCTTGACTTTGGCCTGGAGTTCGGCAGCAGTGCCTTCAAATTTCTTCAAACCTTCAATTTGCTTGTCTCTGTCAGCCAACGACGCTCTGGTTGTTTTCAACTCAGTGTTAACTTCGTTGAACCTGTGAATTGGAACGTAATTACTATTAATTTCCTCCTTATGAAGTTTTAGAACCTCGGTGATTTGCTCCTCACTCAGTCCTGCTGCGGTAAGTTTTTCCTTGTTCATTTCTTTCTCCTTTCAATGCTACGCTTTTTACGTGGTTTCGTCCACGATGCATCTTGTTTTATCTTTTTCTTATTATATTAATCCTATTCATAATCATTTGATTTTACAATAGGATTAAGTACACAGATAGTTATATATATATACTGATATTTATCAAGACGCTCAAGATCTTTTTTGTTAACAACTTTAAGTCGGCTTATGTCCATATTGTGAAGCAAATCTGCTTTCTTTACAGAACAAGCCAACTTATTGTTTTTAACTCTATTCATATAATCATCGGTTGATTCTCCATCTTTTTTAGAGATAGCATCTATGGCCGCAATAACATTATCATTGAATCCAAAAGATTTTAACTCTTCTAAAGTAACACGAGTATCTTCGACCACATCATGTAGCAATGCGACTATCTTTTCTTCTAGTGACCCAACCAAAGCAGAAACGGCCACAGGATGATTGATGTACTCTATGCCTCCTTTGTCTTTCTGATTTTTATGAGCCATAGAGGCTATCTCATACGCTTTATTTAGTTCTTCATTTTCGTAGATAATCATAACGTACCCTTTTTGATAAGTCTGTTGACTTCATCTTCGGTTGCTTCTTCGAAGTTATCATTCTCGCCTACTAAAATTGAAAAGAACTCTACCGCATCAATCCATGCACCATCTTTATATTTTTCGAACTTGCCATCCTTATGCCTAAGAATGCAAGATGTACTTTTGCGATCCAGTCCAATAGGGGCATATATATAGTATTTGTATTTCATTGCATACACTCTCTTTCACTCATTATAGTTGAATCGTTTTACCCGATAGAACATCAACCAGTTCTATTCATCTGCCATCACTATTTTACAGTTACTATTATATCACAAAAGCTGGTAATGTAAATAGCAACTTCATATTATTTTACAATTTTTTCAATATCTTTTGGAACCTCTAGATTCTTGCTTAATTCTAGCATCATCTTTTCCAATTCTGCTCTCCTAGCAGTAGAAGTTGTTGGTAGGCGTTGCTCTTCATACATCTTGTGTAATTCGTTTTGTTTCATTGAGAAACTTTCAGGTGTATGGAACTGAACTTCAAACTTCTCACCATTTGGAGATTGGAACACACAATTTACACCCTTATAAGCCATGTTCTTGTTTGTCCAACTATTTTTAACTCTAAGCAGCTTATACGAGTCATCTTCAAACAATTTCTTTGCTTTATTAAAGTTTTTAACAAGATCTTTTGGAGAACTGATCATGGTATAACGAATTACATCATTCATATCCTTGATTGCTTGCTTCTCGCTAATGTTATTCTCAAGCATGTCAGACTTTACTTTCCTTGAATAGGATTGCTCGGTCTTTATCCTGAATTTGTAACCTCTTAATGTTTGACCGGTGTCTTTAGCCATATCTTTCATTTTTTTCGAAATAGCAGGTTCTTCTACCGCAAGCTTGTTATATGCCTTCATTTGCTCTCTCGTCATACCTGATGGAGTAGTAGCCTTTGGAGGTTTTACTCTAACTTGTTCAAGTTCAACCACGGTAGTTTGCTTCCCGCCAATCATCTCCAAGCTTGTTTTCTTTACTTTGAATTCGCCAGCAATCGCAGTTTCTTCCTGGTTAGCAAATTGCGGGCTATATGGCTTAAGATTTATTCCCTTTGCTCCTTTTACTTTGTATAGAACAGGAGACTTAAAATCTATATCATCGTTGCCGGATATAACACCATCAACCCAGTCTTTTGAGCGTGTAAACGAACGAACACCAAGAGTAAGTTTTGCTCCCTTTTTGATGATTAAGTCCGGATTAGCGCCAAGTTCCTCAACTCTGTACAATTCTTTATTATAAATTGGAGCTTTGTCAATCATATCAAGCATGGTGGCTGCAGCTTCTATAGACTTTTGATCATAATATTGCAAGGGATCATTTTCATTCTTTAGTAACGCTGTGGATATTTCGGAAAGACCACTTCCACCTGCTGTAAATTCCAATAATGACTCCTCAATATCTGTCAATGGTTGGCCTTCTGGGTTTGCTCCGGCCCCCGAGAGGGAAGCAATCTTATCATATGAGGGATTATAAAGGATGTTGGTTAAGCCAATGCTGTAGGACATCAGAGAGACTCCATCCAATAGGGACATAGGAGGCATACCAACATTAAGGAACTTGTATCTTTGAGCCTTTACCCTATCTCTAAATTCAGGACTACCATATTCCTCAACCCATTCAAAGAAACTTACGTCCTGGCCAAGTTTGATGGACTTACCTTTTCCATCCTTTGCTCTTGCAATCCTATCATCGGCAACCTTACCTATATCATCATCCTCAAAATACGGTATGGTCGTTGAACGACAATTCGGATGTAGAGGAGGCCAGTTTATTCCTGGTGATGCCTCTTTTATAGGGAATGTTTTGCCATCAAGCTCTCTGCAAATATCAGATGTTCTGGCATCTAAAGTGGCAACATACTCATATTCTCCTATTCCATTATCAATATATGCTTGCATTGCGGCTTTATTGCTAATGTAATTCATTTCAGTGCGAGCCAATCTCTTGGCATTGTTGTAACTAACATCAAGCTTTTGAGAAAGTGTTCTAGCTACACTGGCAGGTCCTTTGCTTCTAACGAATTCCCGCGGTAGAATTTGTTCAAGTTGCTTAACAAGTTTGTTTTTATTAGTCCATATTCTGTCACTATAATTTTGTCCAAGCCACTTTTCTTTTGATGCAGCCTCAACTGCCCTTTTGCCAGGAGTTGTAAAACTAATCCCAAGCTTGGCCTGATCTTGAGCATTGAACATCGTACGATAATAACTATCCTCATAGCCTTCATTCAGAGTCCTCCCGAGTGAGGCAGATTGACCGGCATATAACTTCTCAATATTATATCGTATGTTATTCTTGAGTTCATCCAGACGACTCATGTAAGCCTTTCCAGAGAGCCGCTTCAAATGAGACATATATTCCTTCGTCATAGGAGTACTGCTCATTTTAGCAATCTCATCAAGATACATTTTTGCCTGAGCGTTAAATCTTTTTTTCTCGCTTGGCTTTAATCTTCTCCTCGCCTCAGATAAACTTATTTCATTATCTTTTGCATACTTAGAATAAAAAGCCTGAATCTCTTTTTCAATTTGCACACTAGCGGATTCATATGCCTTTTTCAACTCAAGCTCATATTCAAGGATAGACTTTTCACCGCTTACGATAGTTGCCTCAGACCTATTTATCCAATAATCCTTGTTCGGATTTTCAGGCATTATTTTCACCTCTTCCGCTTAATCATCTTCGTTCTGGTTCTCATCTTCGTTCTGGTTCTCATTGCCAAAGCCGAACTCATCTTCATCTTCGTTTAACATTTCTTCGCGTTCTTTTTTCAGGCGATCCAATTCCTTTGTTGCATTTGTAACCCAAGGATGATTTGCAAGAATTGTCTCATCACTAATGATACCAGCGGAATCTCTGCAGCTTGCGATGATTTCACTTTCATTAGTAATATTGTCAGTATTGAACACGATATCGTAATCCTCATTCATAAAATCACCAATACCTTTGTTGAGCATGTCTACCTTGATAAACCAGATTAGATTCTCAAGCGCCGCAGAGAATTCATTAGCCATGTCTTGCATATCATTATCAAGATCTGCATATCTAAATTTAAGTGCCACCCCTGAGGCATTGCCAAGATCTTCAGTTTGAGTATCTACACCGGAACCAGACTCATAGATGTCTTTCCTAAGTCTGTTAAGATGGCTATCAATTGCGGCAATATCAAGTTTGTTTTCCACAGTGGTCATATCGCCATCACCAGAGACAAATGCTGTTCTAAATGTAGCCAAATTCTGGACGAACTCGCCTTTATCAGTACCATCGTAGTTCTTCACTACCTTAATACTATTAGGAACATCTTGAAGCGTATTTGATGTATCTGAAGTGTTGATATCATAGTCGTCTATCAGAGGCTTTACCCACTTCAATAGACTAATTTCGTCCTGGTTGTATTTGAATGCAACGAAGGGAATTCGCTCCCATGTTGCCTGCTCATTGACAAATATTTGGTTGCCATTCTCGTCCAGTTTCGGCTTGCCCTCTTCGTCGATTACGGGCTTCGTAACAACAAAGTGACCACGCACCTCGCCAGTTGGACTTGCTTCTAAATCAGGTTCAAGACCTTTATCTCCTTTGATATAATACCATACACCTTCAACAGTATGGTATTCTACTTTAACGACTTCCTTCTTGTTACCGTCTGCATCATATTCAAACATAGTGTAGTAACGAATGACACCATCAAGTTCGGTGTGGTCGGCATCTGCCCAGAATGGAATTACCTCTTCAGAAGGAATTCTCTTAAACTTCAAATTGCCTTCCCGATCGTAGTACACTTGAATCCATGCAATACCATTAAGAATTGCGTTCTTGCCTGTATTTTTTAGAATACTCAAAAACGGACGTCCAAGGTACTTGCCAAGCTCCTCGCCGAATTTGTCGTTATCGCATTGGATTGTTAGCTCTCTACCAAGCAGGTAATTGACTTTTTGATTTGTTAGCTTTTTTAGAAACGGATGTGGGAGCCTTGTGTTGCTTAGGTTCGTTACCTCTTGCTTTATTCCTTTTCTATCAATGTAGTATCTCTTGCGTTCGATTATATCGTTGTCATTGCGATAATACTTTTGTGCTTTCTTCATCATGGCTAGCTCATCACTATTCTCAAACTCAGAAATACATGCATAAAGGAAAGATTCCTGAGGTTGTCCAGTATTGCTAAGTCTCTTTAGTCTAGCGGTTGCCTCAACCATAGCTAACGACTCGTAATTTGCGTATGTATTGAAATACATCTTTCAGCCTCCTTTTGTTTATTGCCATATGGTTTTATATTACCAGCTAAAGTTGCTTGTACCGAGGTCCTCCGTGGCATATCGTAAAGCATCCATCAAATGGTTGTATTCGTCTATCGGGTCGGTTGATGGTTTATTCGTATTCTTGTCGATTGCCCATACATAGTTGCTAAGTTCAACAATGCAATTTGTACAAGAAGGATGGACATATATTTTGTAGTCCTGCAATTTTTGAATGCCAGCTTTGACTGAGCCTTTGCCCTTCTTAGCACCAACTATTCGTCTAAGTCCTAAGTCCTTCAATTCATCAATCGTTTTTGGATCAGCAGAATCGCCAACTATTCTGGCGGTCTCAAATCCTTTGTATTTCAACGAAGTGTATATGTCTTTGTTCTTCATTTGCGTTTTATACAATTCGTCGTATATGAATATGACCTTTTCTTTTTCATCAGCCAATAGTGCTATAAAGGCTGTAGGGTCGTTTGTATAACCAAAGTCAAGGCCATGTAATTGTCTATATTTAGGGGAGCCGTCTCTATCAAGTTGACGTTTCATATACTCAGCATCAAAGTCAAGCTCCTGCCAATTCTCAAATACGAGACCTTCCGCAATGCCCCATTCCCCGAGGCCTTCTATACTATATCTTCGAGGATTGTTTTTCTTCATATCCTCAAATATCTTTCTATCGTCTTCACCAAGGAATTCGTTGCAATCATGATTCTTAGTGATGGCCAATATATCACCATTAGCACTGAGGCCATTACTGCCTACCTGGTCAAAGAATCGCTTCTTTAGCCATATCTTCTCAGACCAGGGGTTAAACGTAAATGTATGTTGCTTGAATAATGGCTCTGGCATTTCGCCTCTAATTGACAAATCGACTTTATCAAAGTCTGCCTCATTGGTTATTTGAAATGCCTCTTCCCACCATACCCAGCACAGGTAGCCATCTTCAACGGTGATCGATGTAATACTTTCAGGATCGTCTAATCCGCGAAACATTATCTTCTGTCCACTTGGTATGTACGTTAACTCAAGTGGTGATTTATTCGCCTTCCATAGATGACTAACTCCTAGCCTGTTTATAGCCCATTTAATTTGAGCAAATGTACTATCACGATGAGTAACGAAGTATCTTCTAATAACAAGCGCGCAAGGCTTCAATCGGTATAGCTCCCAGAACTTCATCATCATATAGGGATACCAGAGTGACGCCGTGCATGACTTCTTGCTACCACGACCACCTTTTACTACTCTGTATCTACCTTTGAAGTTCCAGAAAGTTTTGTAGCCTTTGCCAACCAATTTTGGGAGGCTCTTGTTAATTACCAATCCATTTGTCATCAACATCTACTCCATTTTATGTTTTACTATTGATTTGATTTCGTTAGTTTTCTCCTTTTTAGTATATATCCACAAACCTCTCAAATGATGCTATATAATACAAGGTAATATAACAAAGGAATATAACAGATAACAGATAACAGATAATATAATATAATAATAATATAT